ATCGTGTCATACTCTTTGTTTTCTTTTTAATCTCCAATGCTCGGCTTCACTTTGAATATCCGCATTAAAACTTTTGAAATCCCCCAAATGAGCAAAATCTAAATGACATTTACGGCATAAAGTTATGAAATTGCTCGGTTCGAGTTCCAACTCCGGATGTAGGTGAAATGGCCGTATGTGATGAAGTTCCAATGGATGTAATAATTTTCCTTTTCGTTCGCACAATTCACAGTATGATTTGATATTATCCTTTCTAACCCGACTCCATTGTGAAGATCGTCCGCCAAATAAATCAGGATATAACCACCCCCTTATTCTATCGAAAATATAACCCATAAAATTAAACCCGAAGTCGCCAGAAACGGCACCACAAAAAAGAAGAAAAAGAATAGAAACTGTTTCGGATCTTCACCTATTATCTCGTCCCATAAAGATTTCAAGTTATTTTGCAACAGGGAGAACGTTGGTGATTCAAGCGGACTTGCGTCCTCAACGCTTAAACTCCCTGTCGCCCCCGATTCCCTTACGGGTGAGCCGTATAAGGTACTCTATTTTACCTCTTTGCTACCGGAGAAGCTCGGAGAACCATCCTTGGAATCACACGGATGGAGTTATTTTGTATATTTACAATCATGTCCTCGCTTGCGATGACTGTATGTTTTATGGCCTTCGGGGTGGCGGGCGTTCCACCTTTCCCTTTGTTTTTTCTTGGCTTTGTTTTGTGCGTGTCCGCTCATGTTATCTAAAGATTTCCCCAAAGTAATCCCTCAATCCACCTAAAAGGCGTTGTAGGAAGTTTTTTTTTATGGGTATAAATTCTTTTTGATTGACGGCAATTCTATATCCCATATCAAGCAAATCAAAACTGGAAGCAAGTTTTTTAATCCAATCTCCGGCTATTCCCGAATCTAAATAATTATCGAATACAAAATATCTCGGCCGCTTAAAAACCATAAAGGCGTGATTCGGACTGTAATTGGTTCGGGGATATTCCCCATTTACGGGCGTTGGCCAGGCATACCCCCCGCACATAAGCATATCATTTTTAAGCAGGTTTTCAAAATCCGATTCCGGCCCACGTTCATAGTTAATAAAGAATCTCTGGATAAATTCTAAACCGAGGGCTTTCATATTTTCGCTTATCTTGGCCGAATTATGGTAGTCATCAAATCCCATCCACGATTCAGCCGGAAGCATGGCCTTGGGAATAAGTCCGTTTTTTCTTACTGAATCCAAGGGGGACTTAAAGGAGTTTCCCTCGCGGGTGGTTCCTGAAAGTATGGCTACAAATCTATCGCTAAACTCTATCCTATCACCCACCACATATCCTTTTTCTTTCAGCCACATCTCATTAGCCAAACTTAATTTTTTATTTGCAAGAAGCCAATTAAATTTCGTTTCTAAAACATTATTTACCGCCCGCGAAACGCAGTCCATAAAATCTTCCCGCCCGAATTGCAGCTCGCCCTTAGGAAGATATTTTTCCCGCTCCTCTTCTGGGATTTGAGCGATACAAGTTAATCCGGTCGCCCCAAGTTTCCAGTCCTCAACGGATTGTTCGGCAAGTTCTTTGGCAAGATTGAATCCGAATGTTGTTTTTTCCTTTGTCATGCTTTCGTCCGAAAAATTAAATCTATAATTTTAATCAATAAGTGGGATACGACATCCCGATAATAAATAAGCGCGATAACCGCCACTGTCGGCCAAGTAAAGTCCGAGAGATAAACAAGCCACTCCTTAAATGCTTCAAGTTCCATTTATTTAAGTAAAAGGTTAATAATTCCGGTAACTAATCCTCCGATTGACGAACCGGCAACAATCCAAAAGAATTTTTTTAACCAAGCAACATCGGTTTGTAAAATAATCAAGGTCTCCTTAATAAGCCCCATTTCTTTATTGGCCACCAATAAACTTTCTGTGTGTTTATCAAGCACCTCTTTTACTTCTTCGTTGATATGTTCTTGAAGTTCCATCATTCAATTATTATTACGCTTAGTCGTCGTTTAGGAACTACTACCGCCACTCCCGCATTAGTAAATGGCACATTAGTTGCGCATTGAGTTGAATTGACGTTTGTGAGGTCGTCTGCCACGGCTCCGGCCGGGTCGGTGGTTTCTCCTTTATCTTCAAGTTGAGTAGTGCCGCAAGTTCCGGCTCCATTATTTAACATCCAATAACCCACCAATCCGGTTTCGTTTCCAACAAGTTGCTGTTGATAATCCGCCGCGATTGCCGCTCCGGTGCGGGCGACATTATACAATCGCACATCGTCTATAAGACCATTAAAGTCTTGATTTGAGCCATTGGCGTTTCCGATAACTACAGCATCATTGCCATCACCCGGAGCACGAGTACACGCTTGGTCTGTTCCCTGTTGAGAACCATTTATAAAAAGCTGTAAAATATTATTAGTATCATCAAATACCATAGCAAAATGATACCAAGTTCCTGTTGATGGACTCCAAGAAACAGTTGGCTCGCATGATGCCGAACCATCTGCAATGCGTAAAGCTATACCAGGGGTATCTGGATTAAAATAAGAACCATAACCATTTAATCCGGAAGCACCATTTTCTTTATCAAATATGCGTTGGTATCCCGCGGTTGATGTAAAATTTAGCCACGCCTCAATCGTCAATGAACCTGTAATACTTGTATCAGCACTATCCACGATAGTGAACCGATACTCCGTGGCATCATTTCCAAAATCAGCCGATGTAGTATTCAAAGCCGCTAAAACGGGCAGAGCGGAATATGCCAAACTTAATATCAAAATTAAAATTGTAAGTAAGATTTTCATAATTTTTCAATAAAACCGCAGTCAAAACAAACATAATAAATTATTTCAAATTTTTCTGTTTCTGACATGTCATCGGCAAGCCCTATTTTAATTTTATGTTCGTGTTTCATGGCGTTGTAGAGGCAATGCCTGGCGGCACATCCCCGATTATTTTCCAATCATAAGTGTTTTCTAAAGCATTAAGCCCGACTCCCTCCGACTTCTCCCAATATCTTCCGGCTTCGGTTTTTTTTAATTTAATCTGATAACCGATTTCGCCCTTGGCATTTATAAATTCATCCGCTTCTCTGGTGTAAATCCCAAATGTTTCCAAAGGGAACGCTTTATATTTATTGCTAATGCTTAAATAATTCGCTTCGGCTGTTTTGGTTTCGTCAATGATTTCAATGTCGGTTTGAGCCGCCCCGAATTTCAAATCCTCCGGCTGTCCTTGAAGTAGAGAAACCAGCAGGTAGAGTGAAGCGACAATTTGTTTTAATAGTTCAATCATACCCCCCAAAAAACTCATTTTTTACGCTCTGTTTATTCCGTGGCAAGGTTTTTATTGGTTAGGGTGTCTTCCACCCCTCTAACTGGATAATCATATCGTGAAGCGAGCTTGACGCTAATAAATCCGAAACCCACACCACCTCGTTTATGGCTATGGTGTTATCGTTGAATGTGTTGGTGTGAAGCGTAAAGGTTGAAGTTGAGACCGTATTTTTAGCGGTGGTAAATAAAGCGGTGGGCGATGCCAGAGAATTATGCCATACCTGAAAATCATGTCCGGTTGTAGTTGCTACCGAGGTCGTGCCGTTAGTCATTTGGATACTATTCATACTCCAAACCCTCTGCACCACAAAATTAAATGGCATAACAAATGGCGGCGAGTTCATGCCGGTAGTGGATGAAGCAATAGAGAGAACTACGGTGGTGGTCGCGGGCAAACTATAAGTCGTTGCTCCGGCTTGAAAATGAATTGCTCTGTCGGTGGTGTCAATTTCAATTTCACCCGAAGTAGTGATTGTTGAAGAAGCCGAAACTGGAACCCTAAAGGTAGAGGTGGCGATTAAGGTGTCAACCGTGGTAGTTCCTATTAACGCCCCCGCAAAAGTATATTCTCCGGTTCCTACGTCTCCGGTATTCAAAATATAACTATCGGCGATTTCGGTAACCCCTAAACAATCCGTGCAATTTACATCAATAACATCCAGGGTAACAGCCGCGGTTTCCGATCCCGAGCCTGTAACGGTTAGAGTTGAATTTCCCGAATCAGCAATCGTAGTTACATAATTTCCCGAAGTTCCTCCTCCTAAAGCGATATCAGCGACATTTACATCGGTTATGCATCCGGTGCAGGTTATAGTCGCGGTTGTAGTGGCGGTTAAGGTCCCTACCGTAAGATTTCCTATTGATGATGTTGAGATAACTCCTCCAGCGTTTAAGAGTAAAAGCGTTGAGGTTGAATTGGCTTGAACCCCGCCCCAAGTAGTCGCTGTGAATGGAAATACTGCGGCGGCTATGGCAGTGCAATCTTCCACCGCGCCCAAAGTATCTACTCCTAATGGATAATTTCCTGCCGAGCAATTTGCGCCATTGGCCGCAAGCGCGGTGGCTGTTCCGGCGTTTCCCCCGATATTAAGAGTTGAAGTCGCGGCAAACGCCAAAGCCGTACCGGCCGAATTGGAATAAAACAAACTATTTCCGGCAAAAGACGATATGCCTGTTCCGCCATTAGCCACCGATAAATCAGTTCCACTCCAATAGTCATTATTGATTGATACGAAGGTTCCGGCTCCGGTTGCGCTTAATGCGCTTATTACTTGATTAGTTCCTGACGTGCCCGCATATTCCGCAAATACTCCGCCCGCGCCTGTAAGAATCAAAGCCGAAGTTAACCCGTCAACATCCAAAGTCCCCGATATATTCAAGTTGGTTGTAGTTGCTGACGTGGTGGTGGCAAGCGTAAATATAGCGGTATTAGCCACGCTTGCTCCGATAGGAGTATTGTCAATCGTTCCGCTGGAAATAGTTAAATCATCATCCACTTCTGCGTTAGAAACTACCGACGAACCGGCCACCAAATCCGAAGCGGTGAGGGTATCCGAAACATTGGTATTGGTAATACACGAGGTGCAAGTTAAAGTAAGCCCTCCGGCCAACACCGCGTCTCCGCTGACATATAAAGAGGTTGAAGTGGCATTAGTAGAAGTGGCGTTAAGCATACTCACGTTAAGAAATGTTGAAGAAGCCGTGGTTGAGGTTGCTATAAATCCTGCGGCGACAAAAGGATTATATTCCACACCCGCGCTCGCGCCCGCGTCTGTTCCGCACGAAAATACTCCATTTATGCTTGCCTTGACATCACAATCCGCAGAGTTAAGCAAAGAAACAGTTAGATTAGAGGTGGAGGCATTTTGAGTATAAATTCGTAACCAGCGAGCTGAGGTCGTGCCCATCTCATAAACATTATCTGTTTCCGGCAATATGTTTCTTAAAATCGTAGAAGCGGGCGCGGCTAAAACAATCCCAGCCGAGGCGAGTAATAATCCTATTAAAAATGGTTTCAATTTACTCATGGATAAAATAATACCTCGGTCAAAGCCCAAAGCGTTTGTCCACTTTGTGGAACCCCGACTTGAGCAGTTACTAAAGTTAAAGTTCTTCCCGCGAATGTCCAATCTGTTCCAGCGTTGAAATTCACAGGGAATTGAGTTCCAAAAACCCCAAAAACCGCAGTGGTATCTGGGTCTAAAGTGAACGTACTAACTACGCCATCCACCTGAGATGTTAAGTTCTGCGCTCTTGTAATAGGCACTTTTGCTCTGCCCATCGCCCGCGCCCTGGGAATCCCAGAAAGAATATCTTTTAATCTCTTAAATTCCTCATCCAGTCCGTTGATGGCGTCTATATTTATTCTATCATCGCCTTTCAGAGATTCAAGTTTGCTTTTAAGCTCTTTGGGTCCGTCCAAAATAATCTCTTTTTGTTTGGGAAGTTTTATTTGAGTAAGAACGTCTTGAACGATTTTTTCTTCATCCGCGTCTTTGCCTGATTTTATCGTCTCCATTTTTTCATCCATTTCATACATTTTCTTTTCGTGGGCTTTCATCATTCCCGACATTTCTTTTTCACAGTAATCTGTTATTTGTTTTTTAAGTTCTGAACGGCCCGAAACGGAGTCATTTTCCAGTTTGGCCGCCATTTGATCATACAATCCTTTAATCATTGTAACCACTCTTTCGTTCTCGGCTTTTATTTGTAAAACCAAATCCACTACTTTTTGAAAAGCGTCTATAAACTCTTTACGGGTTAGTGTGTCGTCATCCATCACCGCCAAAAGGCGGGTGAGTTTTGACATATTTTTTTCGTTTATTTCCATGGCCAAAATTTAATTACTTTTTCTACTGGTTTTTCCGTCCTCGTTAATCTATTAGATACTTCGATGTTAAAAGCAATTTGTCGGATTCTTGCTTCTTCTAAGACCTTAATTCTGGCTTCAAGTTCGCCCAATCTTTCTAATCTGGTATGGACTTGCCCAAATTGTTCTACGGCAGTTTCCAAAGCGATAACCCGCATTTGTAATCTACTTTCTGAATCAAGTTGTATCGTGTCCATATTGCTTTTTTATTTTAAATTTGGTATTATTTGAACTTATATGAAAGAAATTGTAATGGGTTCTATTGGTTATTTGGTTTTGACTCTTGGCGGAATTATTATTTTCGCTATACTTTTGGTCGGATTTCAGGAATTATTTGGCTAAAGGCTGCGCTTCCAGCATAGGCATCAAATAGTCAAGGATATTTTCAGTTATTAACCCCCGATTTTTTAATTGGATAATTGTTTCTTTTCTTTTTTCTGAAGAAACTTTTTTAAGTTCATTATAAACTACTCCAGCCAAATCAGAAGCCGCCTCTCCCTTGGCTTCTTTTTTTGCTTCTGAAACTAAGTTTTTAATAAATTCCAATTTCTCATCATCTCCCATTGTCTTATATTTTTCGCTCAGATTCAGTTTGTCGTTGAATTGATCTAAAATTACCCCAGTTTGTTTTGAGATAACCCTATTGGCCTCAAGATTGCCGGTTTTAGGAATTAAATCACCGACATCTTTTCCCATTCTATCAAGTTCTTTCTCGATAAAAGATTTCGTTTTTAGGGTAATTCCTGTAAGTTGTCTTAATAAAGATTGTTCTCTTTCAAGGGGTTTATCTTCAAACATAGAAAATTTTGTCGGTAAAAGTTCATTTAATCCGGGGATATTGCCTATCGCCCCACCGATCACGGGCAATTCTTTGGTTTCTTTTACGGCTCTTTCTTCTAAACGAAAATTCCCTACGATGTCTTTAATGGTTATGAAAGGAACGGTAAATCCTCCAACATAAGATGATACAATCCCATTTACGACATTCTTCGCATTTTTTGCATCCACTTTTTGTCCCACCAAGTCAATCAAAGCCAGTCCCGTTCCAGCTACTCTATTTATCCCTATAGCAGCTTGCGCCCAATCACTGCCTGATATTCTTTCCGAGCCATTAACCATTAGTTCTGCAAAAAACAGATAAGTAGAAAACGGCGCGAAGGCACGGGTATCAATTCTCTTGTCGCCATATTTAATTTCATACCATTTTTCACCGGCAAGATTTTCGTTCGCTCTGATCGCCACTGCTCCCCCCAACATAGAAGTTCCGATAATTGCCTTTGAAATGGCGTTATAATCCCCGGCCGCTATTGCCGCCCGTGTTTTAGAATTAAATAAACTCATTATTCCGGCCGGAGAATAGTCATATAGAAATTTCACCGCGTTAGACATAAAACGAGGAAATGGATTGATGAGGGTAAGGGGGGGCATTGCTCGATACATTCTCATTATACTATCTCCAAAACTTCCTCGTATCGGGCTTTTAGCGAAAGTCCAATCCAATGCCTCATCAACGGCTCTTTCTACCTCACCCGCTCCCAGATCCTCAATTTTTATTCCTTCTCTTTTTGAGGCAGCATTAAGTTTTGCGTCTAAAATAAGATTTCTAAAAAAGTATTCCTGTCCCCTATTAAAAGCGTTTAGGGTATTGGTTATTTTCCCTGTCAAAGCCACATCTCCCACGGGCGTATTATAAAGCCGAGCAGATTCAATAGGATTTTTAGTCAACACCTTCTCTAGTTTTTCCACATTCCCTTTTGAGAATTTTCTTAAAACAGCCGCGATATCTTCAAAGAAAGGAGTAAATGATTCTTTTTGTCCGGTCATTTTACTGACAACCCCATTCATTCCATCCGTAATCGTTCCTAAAGAATATCGTCCAGTTTGAGAAATAGCATTGCGGGCGGCTGTCGCGAGTTGGGTTACCAAAAGCCCACGCCTGAAGTTATCTACTGCCAGATAACCCGACTTAAACCTTTCCCACAAAGTAGGTATTCGTTCGGGAAGTTGAATATCCGGCAGTAAAGCCCTGATTTCTTTTTCTACTCTTGAAAGAGCTTGTAGTGTTCTGCCTGAATAAGTAGCCGCGTCTTCAAACAATCGCGCAGTTTCATTCGCGGACAACCCATATTTAGTTACTATTTTAGGAAGCTCCTCTAAATTCAATTCTCCGTTTCTGATTGATTCCCCGATTCGTTGAAACAATCTCGGCCCGCTTTCCAGTTCTTTAGTTCTTGGATTTCTAAACTCTTTGGCTACCAAAGACGAACCGGGATTTTCTTTTACGAATCTGATCGCTTCATCGGCAATGGTTCTTATCGGTTTTATGGTTATCTGGGGTTCTTTTAGTTTTACTTTTTCACTAACTCCCACCACCCGATTATAGAAGTCGGTGAGTTGGGATTTGGTAAAGCAAATTCTCATATTTTTATATATTCAAATTTATAACCATGTGCTGTCTTTGCCCGACCACACAAGACGCTTGAAATCTGACGAAAATCTATACCAGTTTCCTTATAGGCATCAGTGATTGAAATAAACTTTTTAACCACTTCCCCATTGGACTTTAGCTGAATTATTCTTTTCCCTTGCGTGATGTTTCTTTCCTTTCTCCCTTTTTTGTTATTTTCTGCCCAAGTCATTATTTGTATGTTGTTAAAACAATAATTCCCAAGTGGATTTATTTTATCAATACTTGGAATCAAATTTTTCTGATAGCCGCTCATTGCCCATTGGTCAAACAACCTCAAAAATTTCGGTTTTTTAACGAGCCATTTATATAATTGTTCAGAATTATATTCTGGCATTTTTTTATATACTCTTTTACTATCTCTGCATCTTTGGCGTTGGTTTGCGTACATTTTAAAAATAAGCCCACGAACACTCCGTTGGTATTTATAAATGCTTGGCTTAATTTTTTTATATTCTGTTTTCATTATAAAATAAAGTTACTTTGGCAGTTTCCTAATTCTAACTATTCTCCAACAAAAGTATTCAAACAAAGACATTCCGGGGGCTAATCTCTTTGTCTTGATTGCCCACCAAATTTCTCTTATAAATTTACCCTTCTTCATAATTTTATTTACGACATTCATAATGGTCGCAAGAATAAACCTCCGTTTTTCTCACCTTACAATACTTCATTCCTCTAACTTTCGAACCACCCTGCTCATTGCAAATATAGTGATCGCAACTATAAACATTTTTGTCTCTAACTCGGCAGTATCTCATAGTGTTTATTACTTATATACTTCCAATTATAGCATATAATACTATATATTAATACAAAAACTATCCACAGCTTCTTTTTTGAAAGAGTTTATAAACTCGTCTGCCGTTTTATAATTTTTCGCCCTTTCCGCAAGCGACTCAAATTGTTTCGTACTCTTTATGCCTTCGAGAGACGCGCTCTTGCTATCAAAAATTATATACTGGGTATCTGGTAGTCCCTCCGCCGTATTTTTTGAAATAATAATACCATCATGTCCCCGCGCTTTCAGTTTCTCTCTTAATTTCACAACGGGTTCTATATTCCCCCTTTCTAACATCCCCCCACCTTTACTTGTTGTCATAAATAATTTCCCTTCCGCTTCTGCGTCTTTGATTAAAGAAGTAAAATCGGGATAAACTTTTGGATTATTTAATTTGATTGTAGCGGTCATCACATTCCCACCACCCTTTATATTGGCTATTGATTGTGCATTTCGGGGTTCATTTGTAAAGAAAGTTCCTAAAGCAGAAATCGGTTTTGAACTTTTTTCTCCTGCAAGGGTGTCAAACTCGGTAAATTTTTTGGTCGTTCCATGAAAAACCTGTATTCCATTCCTTGCTTCTTGGGCGAGGGGTTCTAAGTCGGAATATGTTTTTAGAGGAGATTCTAATTGTGTTTTTCCTATCCCTTGACGACTGATTATAGTTTCTTCGACAAATCCCCCCTCCCTCACCGCCCGATTATAGATATCGGTGAGTTGGGATTTGACCTCCTTGAGAGCAATAAAATTATCTTCTTTTAAAGCTTGCGCTTGTTTCTTTATAATCGGGGCTAAACCCTTTAAGTTCTCTACAGTTATCGGTATTGCCTCACCTTCTAACATTCTCTGCGCCCTATTATAGCTTTTAATGTTTTCAAATCCGAGTTCTTTAGCTTTGGCAATTTCTTGGTTAAACTCATTTTTCGTTTTATTGAATAAAGCAATCCGTTCTTCGGGTGATAGCACGCCAGAAACTCCACGGCCAGTTTCCGTAAATTGTGCTTCTTGTAATCCCGCCTTGCGAAGTCCCACAATTTGACTCGGTGTTTTTCCCTCCTCAATGGCTTCAAGATAGGTTCTTCGTAATACTTTTTCTGCGTTCCTTGCTTCTTGGGCGAGGGGTTGGAGGTCAGGAACAATATGAGGAGCAACTTTAGCGGCTATTTTTTGAGCACTTGTATCAAGAATTTGTTTTACCGCAGTCGGAGTTTTGGCCTTGCTTACCAATCCTGCCGTTATATCGTCCATCACTTCTCCAGCTAGTCCCGCTAACTGTTTAATAACTTTTGTATCGGTTTCTTTAGCCATTCGGCTAATAAAACTTGCCCCGATTTTAGTTCCTACTTTACTTAAAACACCTACATCTAATCCAATCCTTATTGATAGGGGTTCGGCAAAAAATTCTTCAGGAGTCTGGGTCTTGGCTTTTGTGAGAACTGCAAATAAATTTGGAGCAAATGCAACCTCCTCTCCGATTTTTTCCAAAACTCGCCTTTTAGCTTCTTCCGGGGTTAAAGTTATTTGTTCTTTTTCCTGAATTTCAGCAAGAATCTCGGCTTTAGTTGGCGCAAGAGTTTTTCTAACAGCTTCACGCGCTTGACCCATAACCCCCGGAACTTCGCGCAATACATCTTTTATGCTAACTTTCGGCTGTTCGGGTTTAGGAGGAATAAAAGCCGGAGTAGTAGTTTTCATACCAAAAATATCTGCTTGTGGGGGTTCAATAACTCCTTGCCGCAACAAATCTAAAGCCGAAGTCAGTTTTACTCCACCTATACCTTGTCTTAATTGTTCTAAAGCGGTCATAAAGATTCCAATAATTTATCTAATTTAGTTCCTCCGCCAGTTTTTTTTTCTTGAAGTGTGCTCATATACTTATCCAAATATCCGAAACCAATATCTTTACCGTGTCCGGTTGCCAATGCTTGTCGTATATCCTCTAAAGTATCTCCTTCTAAAATTGCTTGGGTTATCAATTCAACTACCGAGGGCGGAACTCCTTGAGCCGCTATTTTATCGGCATTGTTTTTGGTGAGTTTATTTCCGGTTTTAATCACTGCTGGATTTAATCCTACGGAATTAAGACGAGAAACTACGGTATCAGCTGACAGGGCCGTGGTTGGTTCTACACCTTTTTGAGAAATAACTTTTTGATTAACAATCTGACCCCGTGGATTTAGTTCAAATTCTACTAGATTTCCTTGTGCATCTAGGCGTTGTGTAAAAGTGTTTTCTTCCGGTTTTTGCAAATAAGGCATGGCTAATTGTAGTGCTTCTTCTTTTGTTTTGGCTTTTTGAATTTTGTCTAAAATAAGCGAGCCATTAGGAACTTTGGCTAAATTTGGAGCAACCCCCACCCCTATATTCAATATATCTGTTTGTTCTTGTTTCTTTGCGTCATTTTGGGCCTTCTCCGCTTCTTTAATTTTTAATTGGGCTTCAGCACGTTTCTTTTCAGCGAGCGTCAATTGGGGATCCTGTAATGCGATTTGTAGGTTTGCAATAGTTACCGCAAGTTCCTCCTCTTTGGCCCCAAATTTCGCTTTTACGGCACGGTCAATTTGTGAATTTGCGGTTACAATGTTTCCCTTAATCGCTTCAAACATAGCCGATGCGGTTAATGCCCTACTGGCTATGTCGGCCTGCTGTAAAGTAATTTTTCTTTGTGCTTCCGCGGTCATAACACTGCTTGCGGCCCTTGTAACTCCTCTACCTGTTATATCTTGTTGTATTCTTTCTTCGGCTAATACTTTTTGATTTTGTAACGCTTGAGATTCTAATTGATACCCGCGAATTTGAGCGGCTAAATCAGTTTGAGTTTTTTCTAATTCAGGAAGTCCTGCTACCCCCTCCTGTTCCGCAGTAAAACTTGTTTTCCCCAATAAAGAGGATTGTATATCAGTTATTCTTTTAGTTAAATCCGAAACTTTTTGCTCTGCCGGAGCAAGTTTTGTGGCAGTTTTTTGTGTAGTGTCAATTCCCGAAATGTCGGGCGGTGGAGTATCTGTTGATCTCTGAAAGTTGGGCGCAGAAGTTGTACCCAAATCAGCCCCGGTAATTGCAGTTCCGCCAGTAACTGCTGTTTGCTGTTCGGGTGAGAGTCCCACGGCCAGCATCGCTGCTTTTCTTTGTTCTTCTGTTTGATTTACCATAGATTTATGCTGTTATGCCAAAATTGATTAGTGCCGTTCTGATTGCGTCAACGGCTGTTTTTAATTGTGCTCCTGTTGTGTCGGGTGAAGTAATAGCTCCTGCCTGAATTACGGGCGCAACTCCATACACCGAAAGTTTTTGTCCCGCGGCTGTTCCAATTTTAGTTCCAGTCCCAGTTCCTAATTGAATGTTTCTTCCATCTAAAATCTGAATAAGTTTTTCAAAAGTAAATCTATCACCCTTAACAAGTATTGAAAGCTCCTCTTTTACAATTTGTCTGATTTTTAATTCGTCCATTAGTAGGGTCTTTTGTCTTGTACTTCTTCTCTAAAACTATATCCCGTAATCACCGCGCTTGCGGTGCTTTCCAAACGAAATTGAATCTCTTTGTAATCTTTGGGAAACGCCGCAGGAGAAGTTTGCGCACCGGCCGCAGATGCCGATATAGCCGCATCCGTATCGTGAGTTAAAAGCGTAGTCCACGAAGAGTCATTGTCTTTTTTATATCTCACCACCACTTGTGCGGCCGGAGAATCATCTAAAGGTTCGGTCATTACTGTTATTCCCAATAAGTCCTTTTTAAGCGCGGCACCCCCTCCGTTAAAAATAGGTGATTCGTAAATTGAAGTGTCGGAAAATGTAGCCGCGTCATCAGTAACTTTTAGGGTATAAGTACTATTATCCACATAGGAGATAACCATATAATCCCCTACCAGCTTAAATCCTTTTAAGGAGACGGCCGTGGCTTGAGTGTCATTATTTAATTGATATTCCAGGGCCAGAGCGAATTGTCCGTTCTTATTTCTTCCGATACTCCATACTCCCTCATGCCACGCTCCGCTTATCTTACAAGACATCATAAAATACATTCTATTATTTACTTTTTGTTTTTGAGAAATCTGTATGGTTCTATCATCACATCTAAGTTCCAGTAATGGATTCACCCTCACTCCGTCCCAATACTTTATTAAAACCTTAGCCGAGTCCGAAAAATTAGCCGCGCTGTTTGCTCCTTGTGTGCTTATGCCTATTAAATATCCGTCTATATCTTCAATCAGTTCTATATTCTCCACGCCCCAGCTTATTGATTCGGAAACATCAGCTAAAGCAGCATTACCATCCCATAAATATACATAAGAATTTCCACCGACGAATTTCGGCTGAAATGCCACGGCTATGAAGTTTCCTTTCTCGCAAAGGTCTATTTTCCCACCGGTTCCGGTATCGGATGATGGATGAGTATAAATAGTTAATGCGGTATCACTTGATGCCCCACCCCATGCGCCATCGACATTGGTTGCAATAAACGCTCCAGTGAGGGTCATATAGGGTACATACAATATACTCTTGGCCGAGTGAACCAATCCCTGAAAAATCTGCACAAAGGTCAAGCTGCGAGAACTTGCAAATGCTGAACCTCCAAAAGGAGTTATGACGTCCAGTGTCCATTGGATAATTTCATTAGCGCGGGCCGCGTAAGCAATTCCTCTAAACTCAATAAAAAGATTTTCATTTACTATCCCGGTGGTCGCGGAATCTCCTAACCAGTTATCATGCACAAAAATATCCGTAACACTGCGATAATAAAGTCGTGGAGTGTCGTCTGTTACATCTCCTCCTGCGTTGGTTCCTGTTCCAAGACCGAACATCATGGTTCCTGCTTGCCTTGTGCCATAAGTCAAAAACTTTACTATCCTTACTCCGTTGGCTGCTACCGAGGCCCCAAGCGCCGAATTAAAGGTATCGGCCTCAAATCTCCTATAAGGAATCAACCTATCTTCCGAACTTAATATATTAAAATGCTTAAGAGCGCGAGCTTTACGCTTATCTTTAGTCCGGGCTTCGGTAGTAACCCCTCCGGTAAAATCTGTTATAGTTGTTTCGATTTGTCGTCCCATTTTATTTATACCAATACATAATACCCTCTATTGATGTGGTATTATCACTTGTTTCTCCTACTTCCAATGACGCACCGCTCCAAATAAACGAATAAATCGCTCGACCATCATTTGTATTGTTTTCTATTTGAACTACTGAAGCGGTTTTGCCATTGCGAAAAATTATTATATCTCCCGAAAAATCAGTCCCTGCGCCACCAATTATGTTAAATTTCCCCACCCCCATATTTGAGGTTACTGGAATATTACTCGCATAGGTTGTAGTTCCCGAAGATACAGAAAATACCGTAGAAGAAGCGTCATAAGCCATTGGACACCCACCACATCCACCAGACAATGAGATGGCGTTTGCTTGAATGTTTCCAACAACTTGCAGATTATTATTCGTGGTTGTTGCAATCCCCACCCCCAAAGAATTTGTGGTTATTCGGCTGGTTGAAGCATGACCCGATACATAAAGTGAGGTGGTAGTAGCCGAGGTTGAAGTCGCTCCGGCATTAAAATCGTGTTGTCCTGTCCAAGTATAAGCCGCGGCTTGGTCTATGCTGGATGTTTGCCAGCTCGGAGCCTCGCCCGCGCCCTGTGATTGCAAAAACTGCCCCGAAGTTCCCCAGCCATTGGTCGTGGTTACAGTCCCCACTCCGTTTCCTAAAAGAAGTTGATATTGAGAAAGCGTAGTTGAGCCGGTGCCGCCACGCGGAACAGTAACTGCGGTAAATCCCGAAGCCAGAGAGCCGGATGATAATGCCCCGACAGTTACAAGATTAGACGCGGTTGTAAGTCCTGATAACGTGGTTATGGAAGCAACTGATGTAGTAGAACCCTCCATTTTGTCAGAATTTAAGTTAGAAAAATTAGTATTTATTGTTGAGCGGGAGTCCCGGAGGGTATCGGTAGCCGCGATTGTGGTTATGGTACTTCCTAAATTTTCTATCCCCGGGCCGAATTTCTCAATAAAAGACAGGGGCAGGTAGTTATACGCGCCAATTATTGAAGCTATGGCTACAGTCGCTGTTATTAAAATGTTGGCTATTATTCCCATTAATTTTTTACCTCTAAAGAAGCTATTATCGCTGTAGTTTTTGCCTCTAAAGTCGCCCCTGTTTCTGGATTATCCCAAGTGCCTTCATTCTCGATCCAAGTGCCGGTGGCTTCATCCCAAGTAATAGTGTTCCCTACTTTATCTTCAAGTGTGGCTGTAAGGGCTGTATTTTTGTTTTCTAAAGTCGGAGATATTGGCATATTAAAAATATGGTTCCTGTTTGTTGGTCATTATATTTCTTTGGGCTTTGTTTCTTTTTGTATAGTGTTTAATAAGTTCTTTTTTCATTTTTTCTACTTCATCTATCAAGGCGGGTACTCTATCTTTTTTATAAACCATACAGTAAGGAATAGCCGCCATATAAGAAAGTATATAGTGCCACGGAGAAGCAAATCCCGGCTCTTTTGTTCCCGTGGTTACTTCGGCTGAAGTATATATTTGTGCGGTTCTTTTAAACTTTACTTGTAGTCCACTCGCTAATGTAACATTTGATGAGGATATGTTCGGATAAAATTTAATCGTATCATCTGAAACTAAATCATATCTTTGTGGAAATCCGGTAGTTGTTCCGTATAATTCCTCAATTGATAGGACTTCTATAACGGGGTCAAACTGTTTAATTTTCCTATATGTTCCATTGGAATCCATTACGGATATTTCTAACAAATCAAGAAAATCAGCGGCAAAAGTATAACTCCTTTGATTATTGACTAACGTATAAGTTCCAATTGGAGTGGTTGTATAATTACTGTCATCAAATTCCCATATTCCATCGGCGTTAATAAGCCAACCTACGATCTGCTCGTATGCTTTATTTATACGTCTTAGGAGGGTTGCCGCGGGGTAACTTGTCGTGTCTGCATCGCATAAGTCCCGCGCCTCCTGGTTGATATCTGCTATTGTAGCCATTTTTTACGCTGTTATAACTTCTCTTTTAGATAATGCCTGTATAGGCATAGTCGCTTGTTCGGTGAGCTGTGGCACTGGCGCAGATAAGGCCGTAGTAAATTTCCCAAGCGAAGCCGGAGAAATTCCACTCGCCTCAAGTATTTGGCTTAATAACTCTACTGTTACGGGGTCTTGCTTGACTTCCGGAGGGAGAGTTAGATACTGACGCAACACATTTACTAACTTATCGGTGAATTGAGCCATATCTTTTTGTTTGGAGGATACCCTAACCTTAACCTTCATTCTCACGTTTTTAAATTCATCTTTAAGAACTTCAAGAACTTGCTGATTTCCGTTTTGAAGCAATTTTTGTTTTTCTTCCTCTTCGTAAATTGATATATCCGGCGGGACTTTACCCGACAAAACATCTTCTATCTGTCTTTTAACAGCCCGATTGCGTGGGACTCTTTTCATTACATATTCCATTTGATCTGACGTGAGGGTGGAAAGAAATGTTTTACCTTTAACAATTTCTCTTATCATGTGGGGAATCACCCAATCGTTCATAATTTCCTCTACGAATTTATCAAATTTTCCTGCGGTGCGTTCGTGGGGTTTTTTGCCTTCAAAAACTACCCTTTCTTGTAATCTAAAAGGAGTCCCAGCCGGAGGTGGTTTGCCTAAAAGGGGGTCTGTTACTCCTGCGAGCTTTTGCGCGTGGGCTTCTAATTCATTGACTCTCTGGTCAAATAATTGAATGTTCGAGGATGCGTTAGGAATCTGACGGATACCATACCTTGACTCTTTATCAATCGTAGTTATCTCAAGATTCTCCATGTCCCGAATTTTGTTTCGGTTGGAATATCCGTCATCATCCGTGAAGAATCCTATTTTAGAAGCCGCTTTTAAGAGATTATTTTTATTTACCTCGGCAAAGTTAGCCCAAATCTGGGGATCGAGTAGTGCCTCCACTCCTCCCCAACCTAAAGCCCGGTTAAAAACTTTCTTAGGCGAGTGGAATTTCAATACACTCTCGGTTTCTTTTGATTTATATAGAGTTATCCCGTGTCTTCCTTTTTCGTCTTGATAAAAACCTACGACCTGAACTTGATTTGTTAAGGTCTCCATATCATGGCCCTTTAAGTATGCAGAGGGTAGAGTTCCTCTTACTACATAGACCTCTATATTTTTCCCAGTAACTTCGTTTTGTTGTCCTACCTGATTAGGACCAGCAGAGTCCTTTTGCTTGGAGGCCATGGTTATCAGTTCGTCAATCGTTGTATCCGCGCCATTCTTCTTCTCTCCCCATCCAATCTTGGCTTTTCTTTTAAGGGCTTCGGGCGAGAAATTAAACTTAAATCCTATCGGGCCGCCTAAAATATCTGTCTGGTCGCAAAATGCTATGGATTGTAGGGGTATAACTTCAGGCACCGCTCCCACGCCTTTTTTTACCAGACATCCGCCAAAGTCCACTTTCTCCTCCACCGCGTCATCCAGAAATTCATCAAGATTATTTTCTATGGTGAATACATCATCCCAGTATTTTTTTACCAAGAACGACAAGTGCTGATACTCGGGGTCTTCGGTTTCAAAAATTATATCCTTAACATCCCTATCTTCTGCGGCATATCTAAACTCTAAAATCGGGAGGATTATATTATTAAAGGGCGGTTTGGTTCTGGGGTCGTTTGAGATATTAAGATATTTTCCGTGCTTAAGGTGAAAACTCAAACTTAAATGCTGGGCCATATTCCATGTCCAATTTTCACCTATCTGAATTTCCCTCGTTTTATACGAGGTTTCTTCGGTGCCAATGTATGCAAATAAAGTTTCTGGAAATACCATACTTTTGGGGCTATCCCCGGGGCCTTAAAGCCCCAGAGTAGTATCACAAGTACTAAGCTGAGTTATCATCCCGAACATCATATACCAGTGCCGCATGGTCAGTAGGAGTCAGGTGTCCCAAATCAACGCGTGTGTGAAAAGCGATACCCGATTGAATACCACCCGAAGTTCCCGCGATACCGGGGAATTTGTGCATCCTTCCGAAAGTTCCGGTAAGGAGTCCAAGACGCTGGATTTTTCTCACGCCTGCAAAGGCATGATCAGCCACGTTGTCATTGGAAACGTACCAAGTTACACCAAGATATTTAACCTGGGGCGCAAGGCCGTTTTTCAACGCGTCATCTGCTGACGCAAAACCATTCAATTTTGTTACTTCACATTGCTTAATTGAGAATTTTTGTGTGCTTTTGGAGATTTTCTTTCATCCATAAAGGTTGGAGATTTGTGTAGTGCCACGCCCTTTTTCGCTCCTTAGAGTTCTTCAAATTAAAGCTAGAAAGGGGTCTAAAATGGTCAATATGCCACCCATAGAAGCCGTAATTATTCCAAGTCATATCTGGCTTAAATTGTTTTTCAAGATGTATTTTTAACTCCTTGAATGTACAGCCAAGCAGTTTTTCTGTTTTTTCCGAACCCCACCCTCTTTTAGCAAAATCATTCATACGACTTCTTATAGTCGCGGCTATCTTTTCGTAAGGCCTCTGTCTCCGTCTCTCATAAATCCGCTTAGCATTTTTTCTACCCCATTCTCGCATTTGATTTCTATGAGATTCGGCATATTTTGGGTTATCTTTTCGCCACTTTTTATCATAAGCTCGGTGGTATTCTCTGTACTTTTTTACCCATTCTGGATTTTGCCTCATCTTCCTATACATCTCCCTTTGTTTTTCTTTTTGTTGTTTATCCATGCCTCTATTTTAGCATGAGCAAACATACTTTTCAACTCCTCAATTAAGTTTTCAATGTGCGGAGATACCGCTTCGGATATCTCTCATGGGCTTCTTTTGTTATACCCATGTTCAGACTGTTGTATAGCGCATTTTTGCGCTTCCTTTCGCTCAGTCGTTGTTGCCGGTATTCGCTTTATGCGAAGGAACCTTGCAAGGCGTTGCCCACTTCTGGATTTTCGCCGTATATCAGAAAGGATTTAACCAGGCCTAATAGTTTTGAAAAAGCCTGAGCAAAAGCCTCCACGAACTGAAAACTTGTAGGATGTAACACAACCCCGACTCCGTTTCTTGCCATCAAATTAGCTCCATTTTGTGTCCTGATCACAGTCCTAATAAGGCGTGCCAGGTCGTCAATGTTGGAAGCTGATGCGGCAAGAGCGACATCGGTGTTGTCAGTCCAAGCTCCACCTGATCCTCCGATATTTCTCCAGCTTGCGTGTTGTCCCAAAACTTCAATTTCGATTCGCTCTCCAATCCGCTCTCCCGCGCGGCCAAAGATTTCTTTTTCAGTCGTCCATGGAGATTGGGAAAGATCACCAAAGTCAAAGTAAGTGGTAACATGATGGCTGGTAGAGATCGTAAGGGTGTCTGCGACTTCCGCGACATCTGTCGGATCAAACGCGGTTCCACGGGTCAGAGTGCCTGTTGCCGCCCAATCACCGGTAGTAGAAATGGACTGCGAGGTAATAACACGAGTATTGCTCATGGTTACCTTGCACATTTCTTTCCAGTTTTGGGGACGGGCTAAACGCTCTTGCATGTCCCGCTCAAAAAGAGTTTCATAAGTTACTGTATTTGCCAAGATTATCTGTCTGTGTTATGACCTATCTTCTCCTAAAATAGAGAAAACATACCATAAACAGATATTTAGTTTTTAGAGAACCAGACAAATGGCTATGATCGACTACTTAGAGTTGTAGAACTTCAATGCTTCAGAATTACCAGGTTCATTTTCCGCCAATTTCTCCAGTATTTTAGAATAAAGCTCCTTGGGGGTTTCGTCCGAAAACAATAATTTCCCGTCCGGCCCCTTGGTGGCTTTAGCAATCCAGTAATCAGGAGTGTTCTTAACTCCCGATTCGCCGTGTTCTCCTTTTATGTCAGAGGTGGCCGCCAGATTCGCTTTAGCGGTTTTCAACTCTCCTAGTTCTTTCTGAAAGATAGGGTTACTGATTATGTCATCAGCTTCCCGATTGGTGTCCGTCTTCCATTTGTTAAAAAGTTCTTCTTGCTCACCGGCCTCGATATTGGCCATTTTCTTGGCCATTTTATCCAGCCGTTCCAATAGCTTATCGTCTGATTTTTTCGGCTCTTTGGGTTCAGGCTGTTTAGGTTCAGACTTTTCTTTTATATTAACTTTTATCCATTTACCATCTTCATTCTGTTCAAAGCCCTCTGCCCTTTTAGTACGGGCAAACAAATGCCGATTATTTTCCCGTAACTTTTTCAGTTCTGATTGTAAACTTTCTACATCATCGCTGATATTCTCGTTTTCAGAGGCGAGTAACTCGTTATCATTTTCCATAATTTAAGTGATATGGACGGTCACAGAATTTCTAGAATTAAGTGTCCTAGTCCACTGATTAACTAATAATTTATTAACTCCGTATGTATCTGTTTAAATTTATTGAGCGTTATTAACTATACGAACTTGGGCTTTACAAAACCCGTCTCCAATTACATCCGTGCTTACTCCAGCATCTGCGATACTATCCGGTCTTTTAACTCCCAAAACCAAGTAACGATTGGGGCCAAAAACGTTTTTAGTGTTCATGCCGGTAGTGGTTGCACGATAACTTAACTCACCCAATACATCGGCAGCCACATTAGCAGTTATTAAGTTTGTTGAAGATGTGGCGGTTAATTGAGTTGCGTTGCCCGATCCTGCTGAATTATCCAAATGAAGATCAACTGCAACCGTGGTAGCCGTGGTAATCTGCCCGTCCCAAGTTATAAGGGTTGTAGTTGCGGGCGGAAGCCGGAAAGAACACAGGGTTGAAGTCGCGTTGGCGAACGTGCCGCTATAATAATAATCTCTGACTTCATTTATGGCTAAATAGGGCGAACTTATCTCCGGGCCGGAAAATGCCCCCATTCTTTCAGCTATTCTTTCAGATACTCTTTCAGCTATTCTTTCAACTTCAACTATTGATGGCTCCGAGGTAAATAAAGACAATCCCAGAGCCACTACCACTACAGAAATTCCTAACGAAACTAATATATGTTTTAGCATATTTATTTCTTTTTACCTCTTACTGCGACCTTTAATGGCTCTGTCGGAGCCGACTTTTTTGTTGCTAATTCTAATTTTTCCGCTTCTACTTGCTTGTCCCGCAATGAAGGCATGCGGGCTGATTCTAAAGTTGACATAAATTTATTTATTTTATCTCCCTCGACTAAGAGGAGTTTATCTAAATTCTATTAAACCCACCGTTGAAGATGGAACCGTCGCGCTTACTTCATAGGCATATGCCCTCACCTGTCCGCATCCATAAATCTCCGAATCATAGGCAACCGTAGTGGACGCTGCCTGCACATGACCCACTACAGCCGTAGGCGTAGTGCTTCCGAAAGAAAGCATAATTGCCCTGCCGGTGGTGCTTATAACCCGCGCAGTGCAATCAAACGTTGTATTGAATATGGTTTCTGCCGAGGTTGAACCTATCCTCGTTTC